GTCGTGTGGCGATGGGGGGGGGGTCGCCACACGACTACAAGGAAAGAACCCTAGAGAAGAAGAACTATAGAGAAGAAGAACACAATAGGAAAGGGGGGTTCCCCCCCGGGCCCCCCTTTCTTGTGTGTAAATTTTATGTATTAATCAGATCAAAAATAAGGAAATTGAGGCTCAAAAATGGAAGATGAAAACTTCGAAATTTACGAAAAAAAACCAGATCACAGCTACAGAACCGAGATGCCGAATATCGTTTATGAGCTCGGATTTGACCCGTACGTCTTGGCAATATATGCGTTAATCAAAAGATCGGCTGGGGATTCCGGATCATTTTGGCGGTCATATGCTAATATGGCAAAAATGGGCGGGATGAGCTCAACCACGGCAAAAGCCTGTATCAAAAAATTAGAGCAAACGCACCCAATTCTCGGGATGCCGTTAATCGAAGTCCAAAAGCGTTTTAAGGCCGATGGTTCGCAAACGACTAATCTCATAACGATTGTAGATATTTGGCGGCAGAACGGAGATTATTTCCGCGCTAAGGCTGCTCAGAAAAAATCGCTGGAAAATTCCAATTTCAATCCCAGGGACGTTTACCCGGGTAGCGGAAGAATAGAAAAAACAACAGAAACGCCCCTTCCTAGCGTTAAACCCCAAGAAGAGTCGTCCGTGATGGGCTATGACGAGAAACCGAGACAGGGGGTAAATTCAAAGCCTTGTGAGGATATCTACGCAAATCAAGAGAAACGCGTGAAGAGCTTTCCTAAAAATGTTGTCGATTTAGCTTCTGAGATAGACGCCGTTTTGAAAGCAGACAATGAAGGATACACAGAAAAAGTGCATTCCAAGCCTTTTTTAGACTCTGTGCGGCTGATGCTGGAGGTCGACAAGCACAAGCCCGAATTGGTCGTAAAAGTCCTTAAATGGGCCCTTTCTGACAAGATTACCCGTGGAGACTGGAAAGGTTGGTCTTCTGTCATGTACAAGAAAAATCCTGCCGAAAAATTGCGCGAGCATTTTGCGAAACTGTGCGATCAGATGAAAAGCAAAAAAGAGCGAACATTTGCCCCCAATTCGAACCTTGAAGAGGACGCTGAGAAAATGAAAAATGCGTTTCGAAAGCATCGGAGTAGCGACGAATGAAAAACTTGATGTTTTCGGCTCAGGTCCCTGTAAATCCGTTGGATTTGCCCTCTAAAAATCGATTTGTCGAGCTGGTTTCATGCCTTGGAGGAGAGAAATTATTAGATAATCCAACCCTAGAAAGTGAAATTTGCTGCCCATGTTGTGGAAAAATCGAGCATTTTGTCTGGCCGTTACACCCGGTTTTTGACAATCGTCAGGTGTGGATTTGTGCGGATACCGAATGCAGTATCTACAACAAGGAAAACCTGAAAAGGCAAAGCGGAATCGCAAGGGATAAGGAGCCCCCAAAAAGAGCGTTAGAATGGCCAGAATTTTGTGAAATAAACGAAATTGGCGACCTGCACCACGGTTTGCGATTTGAAAATATCAGTCAAAGCAAGGAATCTTTGTGCCTGATTAGAGATTTTGTCGTAAAACCCAGAAGCACAATGCTGATGATGGGCCCTCCCGGAACCGGAAAAACTTTTGCTGCGATGGGAGCGTGCGAGTATTTCACTCGACAGAGCAGCGATTGCTTTTTTTTCACGCAAAATGGATTTATGCGAAAGTTTGACCAAAACTCTAAATTGCATGAGCGCAGACTTTTAGAATCTAAATGGGAGAGATGTGCGTTGATTGTGGTTGATGATTTTGGGCTTGGGTCTTTGTCTGAAGGCTTTAAAAAGTTTTTAATGGACTTGATACAATCGCGGCGTGAATATTCAAGCAGAGGCACTATTTTGACCACAAATTTATCCGAGACGCAAATTTCGGATGTAGTCGGATCGGCGTTAACAGATAGGCTTATCAATGGGCTTTGTTTGCCTCTAGATAGTCGGTCTAGAAGAAAAAATCAATTTACGTAAGGTTAAAAAAATGATTGAGGTCAAAAATATAAATCCAATCAATAAAGGCTCTCTCTTGGCGTCATGTGACGTCAGGATTGCGCCTTGGAAGATTACACTTCTGGAAGTTAAAATCTTTGAAAAAGGGGCAAATCGCTGGATAAGTTTGCCATCAAAAGAAGTAGTAAACGCTCAAGGAAAGCGATATGTCGAGCTCATAAGTTTTGACAATGAAGCCATGAAAAACCGTTTTCGCGATCAAGTTATGAAGTCAATAGATGATTATCTGCTGCAAAACCCGGAAATGAAGGTTGAAGACGTAATCACAGAAAGCGAAGATTTACCATTTTAAATAGGCTAAAAGATGAGCAAATCAGACAGAATGAGTTATGATGATAACGTCAGGTGGCTTAGGCAACATGTCCCGATGGACGATGTGTATGAATTCGCCGAACAAACGATAATGTGTGCCGAATATTTCTTGGCAAATCTGAATGGGGTAATGGACCTGGGCTCTAAAATGCAAAATGACAAAATCTTTGCCGGATGGGTTAAAAATCTGGTAGGGATTCGAGCAATTAAAGAGCAAAACATAAACATTTCGATAAAGACAAGATTTAAAGAGCCATGAAAATTATTATTCCCGGAAATCCCGTTCCTCAAGCCCGGATGCGTCATAGCATTCGGGGAGGTTTTACAAAAACATATGACCCCTGCTGCAAGCAAAAAGTCATAATCCGCAGACAAATGCATCAAGCTCTTGTTGATTCATTATCTGACACCACTTTCTTCAGATATCCACGGATATCATTTCTTTTTCACATGCCAATTCCAAAATCTACGCCCAAAAAAAAAATGCAATTGCATAAATCTGGAGCGTTAAAGCATGTTGTAAAACCTGACGTTGATAATCTGGTGAAATTATATATGGATTGTATTGATGGGATTTTTTTAGAAGGCGATCAATGCGTTAGTCTGGGTATGTGCCTAAAAGTGTATCATTCAGAGCCAAAAACCATCATTTTGATCGATGAAACGGCTGAAATTGTGAATCCTTGGGAAGTCGAAAAAAACTTTCTGACGACAGAATTTAAAGTGCCAGATTCGGGAATTTATCAATCTCCCAAGGAAAATCATTTTATTCATCAAGATTTTCAGGAATTTCCGTGATATTTTCTTCGGATAAATCCTTGAAAATCATTACGTCTATGGGAATACCAAGGGCTTTTGAGATTAGCATAGCGGTAGAAAGTTGGAAATTTAACTTTTTGCAAATTATTGCTTGAATTGTGGTTTCTGAGATTCCAGCAAGACAAGATATTTCCGTCGTGTTAAATTTTCCTGTTTTTTTGATAAATTCCAAGTTTTTCCCGAAAACGGATATCAGTTCAAATTTTTCATCGCTGGAGAGAATATTTGGGAGGGTTGAATTTTTTCGTGCCACTCTCAATTCTGATGCTGTGATTTTTGAATCTAGATTTTCAAAAACAAGGTCGTCGATGGAAATATTGAATGCTTTTGCGATTAAAATTGCAGTCAAGGCAGCGGGGCTACACGCCCATTCTTATATTCGATAAAGCGTTGTTGAGCTTATGCGTAGTTGGTTGCAAAAATAAGTGATCCCCCGGCCACTTACATCTAGCAAAAATTTCGTGTTGTTTCTGAAATTCAACAACATTTCTTTTTTTTCTTGAGGCGTAATCCCAAGCTTTTCTGGATTTTCCATTTTTTTCCGTATTTTTAAATTAGATTTACTTTTTTACTGGCGTTGTCCGCCATCGCGGATTTGTCATACGCAAAAACCATTTCGGCGGATGCATGACCCGTGATTTTCATGATATCGATATCTTGGAACCCTTGGCCCTTCAGGAAGGTGACCGTAGAGGCCCTTAAAACGTGCGGTGTTACCTTAAACGGGATTCCAGCGAGCAACCCTGCTTTGCAGAACGTTTGTGCCAGCTGGTTAAGCAGAACGGGGCTTCCCGTGCGTGTTACGAAAACGTGGCCTTGTCGATCTCCAACATATGCCTTTAAATCCGCCATTATTTCCGCGCTATAGGTGATTATTGTCTCTTTTTCGGCTTTTTTCGATTTTGATTGTTTAAATCGAATTTCTCGAGATTCCCAATCGATTTGGCCCGTATCCAACGATAAAGCCTCATTTACGCGTTTTCCGCCCTGCAAAATTATTTTTCCGATCAAACAATCTCTGGAATTGATTTTTTCCAGTTTTTTGAAAAATTCAATCCATTGCGACTGAGTCATAGACCTTGTTTTGACTTTTTCGCGTATTTTGTAAAAAGTCTTAGAAGAATCTTCTCTGGATGGCAGAGCTTTTTTTATGATGCCCTTAAACCGTCTCTGCAAAAATGTTGTAAAAGAGATATAACACGCGGCCCGGGCTTGCCGTGTTGCTTCTGACCAATATTCTACGGATTTTATGCGATCAATAATCGTTTCGTGATTAATCAAAGCAAAAGATTGCAAAGAAGAGAAGGGGTCTAAAACCCCTCTCTCTACAAGTTTTTGAATTCCCGACCTATAATTTATTTGCGTATTTTCAGACAAAGTCCCCAGCCAATCGGTAATTGCACTTTCGACATTCAAAAAATCCAGTTTTTCCCAAATTAGATTTTCTTGAAAGGATTTTGACTGAGAAAAAGTCAAACCGCCGCTATTTTCACTTTTTAGATTTAATTCCACTTTTCACCCCTTTTGCCAATTTTTTGGCTTGTTCAACATGTATTTTTTGCAGATCTTCAATAATCGATTCAAATGAAAAATTTTCCGGCAACATCTCTAAAACTGAGGCACATTGCTCTTGGTATAATTTTGAAATACGATTAAAATCCCAGAGAATCGTATTTACACGGCATTCTTGGTCTTCTTTCAAAATGCCTAATTTCATGGATTGAGCTTGGAATTCCATTAACGTTTTCAAAGTGATCATTCCGGAAACCAGCGCAAACGCGTAATCGTCCAAATTTTTCATTTTTTTAGGATTAACCAATGTTTGATTCATTTTTGCCCTCCATTTCGTGGTTTTTTTTAATTTCATAAAGAGATTTTAAAAAAATCCGATTTGGCTTTGCATGCCCATTTTCCCATCTACAAATCGAGCCACCCGTTGTGCAAACCAACGATGCAAATTGCTCTTGTGAGAGCCCTAATTTTTCTCTAAGCTCTTTAATCTCTCTGCCAAACATATGACCCCTTAAGTTTTTTAAATAAAACATCCGCTTTGATTTTTCTGAAGTCCCAATACCGTATTGGGAAATACCCTTTTCTATCTAACTGACTCAAAATTTCCGATAAAAATATTGTGCACGTCTCGCAATCGGATCTTGTCTTGATTATGCATTGCACAAGATTCTCATCGTTTGGATCCATTGCGTAAATATAACATTCCCAGATTTCTCCAACAATTTTCACCTCTGCAAAACATGACATTGATTCTGACAATTGTCCCCAATTTGCCATCAAATTTTTTTTTTCGCTTTCTGTTATCATTCAAACTCCTTGATACTGTATATCTGGTATTTTCCAAAGATTTAATTCTCCCCATTTTTCCCATTATATATGTACCAAAAGTAAACCCCCCAAATTTTTTTCAAAAAGGGGGGCGGATTCTATTTTTCAATCCTTTTTTCCATGTCTTTAATGTGTGCTCCTAAAATCTCAAAAAAATCATGGTCAGAATATACCCAGCCATAAAATATCTCTAAAAGAAAAATCCTATAGTCTGTTATGTCTCCACAAAATTCCACATGCTCCCAATCTTTTTGGTTGGGATCCCTGGCTGAAATGTGGTTAAAAAAACTGTTAAAATCATGACAATCCACCAAAGTTTGACAAGACTTGTCTTCTAGGGCTCTTCTGAAAACCAGATAAACGGCTTGTTCGTGAATCTCTTCTTCGGTTTTCATCCCGCTTGGAATTTTTTTTGTCGATTCGTCCATGTTTTCCTTTTTTTTTGTGTTAATCGTATAGATACCAAAACGGCCGGCGAACTTTTTCTTCTCCGAATTCTCTTGATTCAAGAATCCGGGTCCCTTCTCCAGCCATTTCAAAAAATACAAATATTTTAACTTTTGCATAATTTATTGCCCTTAAACTTAAGCGTATTAAACTTGTTTTTTTGCGTTTTTCTGTGTTTTTCATTTTGTCCATTTTGTTTTTTTTCGTTTTTTAGCTTTTTCTCAAAAGCTCTTCAGCCGTAAAACTGAAAAATTCTTCAATGCCTCCTTTTCGATAAATGTAACATGGTAAATTCGCGTGATAATCATTTTGATTTTCTGAAATATCAAGAAAAACCCCACTTTGAACGCTTGTCTCAAAAGATTCTACCGGTAAATCTTCAGATAATTTTATTGCCGTCTCACAGTCCTTGCTCCAAATTGCACACGTTCCAATAACGGTAAATTCTTTTTTAATGATGAATCTTTCCATTTTTTTCCTTTTTGATAGGGGGTTTCCACCCCTTAAATTTCATACTTTTTGGCATGGTTCAAAAGAGGATAACATCGGGTCACACATTATGAGTAGCAATCTTGAAGGCTTCGCTCCTCAACCATAGCTAAAACTATGCTCTCGTCGCGATTCCTTCAATTTCACCCCTGATAATCCATGCCCTTTGGCTGTTACCCTCATTTGAACCATGCCTACTTTTTGACTAATTCCCAACAATCGGGATCTTCTTCGCCGCTATGCAAAGCACCTATAAGATCTCTTGTCACAGTTTCAATTAATTAATCAAAATCAAACTTGTATTGACTTGAATCTGTCATGCAAGAAAATTGATCTGAGACTTCTTGCCTAATTTCACTATACGTTTTCATTTTGCCCATCTTTTGTTTTGTTTAAGTTCTGATCACCGCCCCCGATTTTTCTGGGGCGGGGTAAGGACTTAAGCGTTTTGTTTTTCTATCATTCTGATTAAAACCGCTAGTCGATAAATTTCATCAGAATATTCATTCATTCTTTTGTTATATCTGCTAGCCACGTCTTCAATCGCTTGAATTTCAGCTTTATACCACGCCGGCAACAAAGAAGTTATTTCAATCATTTCTTTATATAATCCATCGAGTGGCTTTTTAGAATAAAACTCATGAGCTTCTTCTAAACTTTTTTTGTATCGATCGCAATCTTTTTGCAATTGCTTGATCTGATCTTCTTGAGCGTAATAAGCCGCCGCCAGCTGTTGTGTTGCTTGCTCTTTGTTCATGTTGTCCTTGTTTTGTTGTCTTGTAGTCTTGTCTTAGCAGCTGGCTTGCTTTTCCGTGAGCGTCATTGCGTTATCGCTAGACTCACGTAATCAGTAGCACTTGCTGCTATAACATTAATATAGCATGTCATGACATTATGTGCAACACATTGTGTGCACAAAAAGCAAAAAAAAGGCGTAAGTCGCTGAAAAACAAGAACTTACAACACAAAAAAAGATGGAAAAACGATCGCAGAAAAAATAACGCAAAAGATCAATCAAAAGACTTGCGATAATAGATCGCGTGTGATATCATTAGGTCATATAGCAGCTAGAGCGAGTGACAGGTGACCCGCCCCGGCAGTAAGCAGTAAGCAGTAAGCAGTAAGCAGTAAGCAAGAAGCAAGAAGCAGAAGCAGAAGCAGTAAGCAAGAAGCAGAAGCAGTAAGCAAGAAGCAGAAGCAGAAGCAGTAAGCAAGAAGCAGAAGCAGTAAGCAAGAAGCAGTAAGCAGTAAGCAGTAAGCAGTAAGCAGTAAGCAGTAAGCAGAAGCAGAAGCAGAAGCAGAAGCAGAAGGAATACCAGAAATACCAGAAATACCAGAAATACCAGAAATACCAGGAGGCAAAAATGAAAAAGAAAATCCAGCACTAAGCAAAACCGCGCTAACAGCTCCACTTAAATCATTATTTGAGTAATCCATCACAACACAGGATTAGGACAAAAAAATGAAAAGCGGTGCACAAGCGTGTCACAGCCCAAAAAAACAGCAATGTTAAATATTTTCTTGAAAAGAATTGTGATAATGTTGTAGGATCAGGATAATCAGACTTGATCACGCACGTAAGTGCCAAGCTATCTGCAAGATCAGAGGCCACATGAATCACCGGCCCGGAAAAGAGCCAGTGAATCTGAATCTCTGAATCTCCAGCAACAGAAACAGCGTGACCAAGCCTAACACACAACACACACAAAAGAAAAGATTATGGGCTTTCCAGATCCAAAAACGAAAATCGGCGAAAAATCAAAAAGACCACACGCGGGTATCCCACTAAACAAGGATGTAATTAAAAAATTGATTATAGAAAGCCATGGTAACCTATCTCATATTGCAGATGCTATTGGATCCAGTAGAGGTGTCGTTAGAAGATTCTGTGATCGTGACGATGAATTAAAAGAATGTTTATCTGACGCAAGAGAACGAATAATCGATAAGCTTGAAAAAAGCTGTTGGGACGATGCAATTAACCGTCGTGATACTGGCCTAAGATGCTTTTTGCTGAAGACTCAGGCCCGACATAGGGGCTACGATCAAGACGAAGGCAAGAACATGGCCAAGGACATAGCCAGCGCTGCTTTCGAGTATATAATCAAAAAAGATAGCGACAAAGCCAACACTTCACACTAGTTCAAATAAAGAATGCACACATCAGGCATGCACCACACGACGGGTCAGACATGCACCAAAGTTGTTTATAATGCTACTTATACACAAGACGGCATCGACCCGACCGGTCCGACCACCCCCTGCCCTCCCTCTTCCAGTAAGTGACAAGTAAAATCTTTAGTTGACACCCGCCCGCGTCACACCGAACCCAACCGGCCGGCGTGGTTTGAAAGCGGTCCAAGGCGAACCCTTAAGCGGTACCGGTTACTTTAAATAATTATCCCATCACCACCCCCACATTAACCTATGTTTTGGGAAAAAATTTCCGCTTGTTTTTGGGAGTTTTCTCTGTGCAAAAAAAATTTCCGGATTTTTTAGAGGTGTGTTTGATGTTGTGAAGAGGAGTGTGTGTTGGTGTTAAAAGGAGTGTGTGTTGGTGTTAAAAGAAAAGGGGAGCCGGAAAGCCGAACTCGCACAAAAGACGCTGGTTGGCAACACAAACTTGTAATTTGTGCCAAATGTATCCTTGGATGGGATACTGTTGATTGTACAGTGATACTTTGATTTTGTGTAGTCTTGAATTTTGTTGTTGTGAAGAGGAGTGTGTGTTTATTCTTGGTGAGATTATGCATTTGGAGGGTGATATGGATCCTGAGTTGATGTTGTTGTCAGAAAAGTTGTCGAGAGATTTGTGTGATATGGTTAGGGCTTTTATGTTTGAGTTGGAAGGGAAGTGTTCACCCCATGTTGCCCGGGATCTTATCCTTAGTGGGTTGATTCCTATTATTTTTTCTGCGGTGTTCTCTGTGGGTAATAGCTTGGAAGCGCTGCGTTTTTTTCCAAGTACCTAGAAGATAATGCCGAGGAATGGGCAAAAGTGGCAGACACTGTTTTAAACCGCGATTGATTTTTGGAGGGATGATATGTCGTATTATGATCATGATGACCCTGAGAAAAAGGGGTATGCGGTTGAGATTTCGGGACGGGTGTTGAATGAGGTTTTCAGTGTTGTGGATCGACTTGAGCCTAAGTACCCATTGCCTGTGATCCAAGACATTGTTTTCAGTGGTTTTTTTCATGTGACGTGTTCTTTTCTTTTTGCTGGGCCGAACATGGAAGAGAATGTCCGTAAATTTATGATGCATTTAGAAGAGGTGGCAAAGACGGTAAAGCCTAAGAAATAATATAGGGGGTTAAATTGGATATGGAAGACGATGCGGTTGGGAAAAGATGATAAATGAAATGCCTTAATGGTCTCTGTTTGCCGATGGCTGGTTATCGCGGTATTCTATGTATCTTTGCACCAAGAAAGCCGTCAAATCTTCGATGATCCAACATTCACAACAATCTTCTGAAGACGATTCGTCACATTCTTGACCGTAATAAATGGGGATTCTGTTGATGTGGGTGGTTTCAGTGTTCATGTTTTCCATTGGGTTTTTTCTTGGACGATACGGGATGGTGGGAATTTCCTGCAATTCTGAAAATACATATTCAAAAAAAATGTTGTGTGGTATGTTGGTAATTTTATGAAATGTAGGGAGCGCATGGACGACGATTTAAAGCAAAGGTACTACAAGTTTCAAGAGCAATTTGATCAAATATTTTTCTCCATCTCTAACCCTGAAGAGGTCTCCTTTTTGTGTAATCGGCTTGTGCAGGTATCAAGAAAGCTTATATGTAAAAAGCACCTTGTTGAATATATAGAATATATTTGGGATGCGTTTGATGATCATGAATGTGGGGAGTGCGATGAAGAAAGAAAGTGATAAAGCCGACGATATGGCAATGATCATGAAGATGAGAAACGTTTTAGATGTTATCTTTGAGCACTATCACGAGCACGTATTTTTCTCTGCGTGTCTTCCCCGGGTTATCCACATCGCATCTAATGCCTACTCAAAAGAAGATTTTTTGAAATTCGCTGCCTCTCTGTGGGACAAGCACGAAAAAAGTCAAAAAAGATCAAATCCGAAATAGACCAAAGGCCCGCAATGTACGTTAAGAATAAAAATGATGTGATTAATTTGGAAAAATGTGATTTTTTTTACATGGCCAGAGATACACGAGGGGATGATTATGGAAAGTTTGGGCTTGGTACGCATGTCGACACAAAAGCGCATCGTGAAATTAAAAAAATGCCAAAAAAAACAACACTGTAATGATGGGGTGTTGGAGCAGAATTTTTCACACCATCGTTTTTTCATGTGAGCTCACAAGCCTTGTGAAGTTAATCTAACACAGATAAAATAGTATACAATTCTTTAGTTGTCTCTCTGAGTTATCTGTGAGGTGGGTTTTTTTTGAAAATATTTTCAAAATCTCTTGAAATAAATTTGAGCGCTTGGCATATTGGCTTTTACTGCAAGACAATCCGGGAACACGTTAAAACGAGGCAACATGCAACCCACGCAACCAACACAAACAAAGCAACCCCTACATTATCAGTTTTACAAACCAAAAACCGAGAAAAGCTCTTCGATTTTTACAATCTCTAAAACTGTAAAATTTGCACGCTTTATTTTCCCCGATCTGTCTATTCAGCAAGAAGTTAGTTTAATAATTGCCCTTTTTGAAATTAAATGGTTTTTCAAAGAAAAAAAAACACAAATTATACAAACGGTTACATTAGTAGCGTTTGCGTCAATAGCATTTTTCCACCTATCACAAAGAGCAAATGATGATCCCGCTACACATTGATGTGCATCCAGCACATATAAAACTAGATCTAGACATGCACGATGTTATGCATGACCCCCAAAAGGCTTACGAGAGAGATGCGCTTTTAGCGGTATTTAGAGATAATTTAGCTGTGCATGTGCCCGCAAAAATTAGAAAAATTGAGGCAAAATACTCGGATGATACAATTTATAACGCTCTAGAAATTAATGAAAAAGCCATTGTTATTTTTAACTGTTTAAAGATGAATGCTTCCGTTATCATGCAATCTATCGGCCTGGGTATAGGCGTTGGTGGAATTATTGGTGGAGGTGTAGGAGCTATTGGCGGGACGATTGCGTGCCCATGTGTTGGGACGACTGCCGGAGTAGTTGGGGGCGCAAGCGTTGGCGCTGTTATTGGCGGATCAATCGGAGCTGTGTATTGTGCTAAGCAGGGTTATTTTCACGATAAAGATGTGGTGAATTTCTATGTCAGAGATTTACCCACATACAGTGATTTTAGAAATTCAATGACGGAAGAAACGTACTCTGTTTTCAGCAAATTTATTGACACATATATAGACGATTTGCCAAAAAATAGCAAAAGCGTTGCAAAACAATATAAATGCCCGATTTCTGGACGGATACCGTTATTCCCTGTTTTTTCTCCGCACGATCGCAATAGATTAGTCCCAATGGAAAAAGAGGAAATTGAGGATTGGCTAGATCGTAAAGAGATACAGTTAAATGATTTAATTGCTAGTGGGGCTTCTCAAGAGGAAATTGATGATTTTAAATGCAGTTTTGACGTAAACAGGGCCCAGTATTTCACTAAAGACCAACTGATTTATGATTTAGATCACGCTCGATATACGATTGGCATTTTCCGCAGGATTTACGACTGTTACTCTCAATCGCAAATAATGACGGCTGCAATTAGAGGAAAAAATCAATGGGACATTGATAAAAAAGCGCTAAAAGCCATAGATTTGTTAATATGCACGTATCATAGCGTATATCAAGAAGCGATTGTTCAGTCCGTTGACGCTCTACGTAGAGATTTAGTTATTGATCTCGGTGTGTCATTCATTAGAGCCAACAAGATTTGTAAAAAAATCGAGAACGGCGACCTTTAAAAGTGGAGCCCGTTCGGTGTTACTTGAACGGGCGCTACTTATTTTTTAGGCCTTGTCTCATTTGCTATTTTTTCCATCCTCTCCCACAACCCCTTGTGGTGTGTTTTGACTTGGCATAATTTGCCTGCATGGAATTCAGCTATTCTAGAAATTAAATATACGGTTCTCAAGATTTTAACCTGAAGTTCATCGTCTTTCCCAACTGCCTGTAAAATCCAATCATTTTCATCGTCGATGTCAAACATTTCAAACAGCGGGATGATGTCCCTGAGGAATGAAATCATCTGCGAGCCGGGCCATAGCTCGAAAAACATGTTGATTTCCTCGTCGATCTTTCTTTTTGCCATAAAATATCTCAATGTAAAGCGGTTTTACATGCACAGCTTGCGCATTAAATAAAATATTTGATACAAGTACCCCTTTAACCGCTGGGGGAAGCGTGGCTTCAACGTTATCACAACAACAGGCTTTTGAGCTATTGAGAAATCAAGAATGGCGCTTAAGGAACCTGTATAAAATCAAAGACAAAGAAGGCAATGTCGTTGACTTCAAGCCGAATTGGGCGCAAGCCTCTTTAAAAAACTGCCACAACTTAAATATTGTGCTTAAGGCTCGACAGCTGGGCATCACCACATATCACGCGTTGCTTTTTTTAGATCACTGCTTATTTCAGCCGAACACGAATGCCGCGGTTGTCGCGGATTCCAAGGATATCGCGCGAGAGATCTTCATTGACAAAGTGAAATTTGCCTATGATAATCTTCCTCAATTTGTGCGTGATATGTGCCATGCGTATCGAGATAACGTGCATGAGATGAGATTCTCTAATGGCTCCGTTTTTCGTGTTGCAACGGCGCTTCGTGGAGGCACCCTACAGTATTTGCATATCACAGAATTTGCCAAGGTCTGCCAAGAGAACCCGACAAAAGCCAATGAAATTATCTCAGGCGCATTAAATGCCGTGCAAGCTGGGCAGTTTGTTTGCATCGAATCAACAGCCCGTGGAAGAGACGGACATTTTTACGGTTTATGTAAATCAGCTCAAGAGACAGAGGAGCTTGGGTTAGAGTTGGGGTTACTGGATTGGAAGTTGTGGTTTTTCCCGTGGTGGCGTCATCCAGACTATGTTTTAAATTCAAAAAATGTCTTGATAAATAAAGACATGGAAGAGTATTTTAAGGATTTAGAGAGTAAAAGAATTATTTTAATCGATGAGCAAAAAGCCTGGTACGTCAAAAAAATGCAAACTCAGGGCGAATACATGCAAAGGGAATACCCAAGCACACCCGAAGAGGCCTTTGCAACAGCGAACGAAGGATATTATTTCTCTAAACAAATGTCGGCAGCAAGGACAGAGCGAAGAATTTGCCATTTGCCGTATGACGAGCACGCAAAAACTTACACGGCTTGGGACATTGGCGTTTCCGACACAAACGTTATCTGGGTTTTTCAGTTAGTTGGCAAAGAAGTGCGTTGCATTGATTATTACGAAAATTCAGATGAGGCCTTATCGCATTATGTTAAGTGGTTAAAAGAGCGCCCGTATATGTATGAAAAGCACTTTTTCCCCCATGATGCTGCGGCAAGATCTTTGCAAAGTGGTAAAAGTCTAGCTGATGTCGCTAGAGGGATGGGGCTTAAAGTCGAAGTCCTTCCGAGAGATACGAATGAAATGTTTGGGATTGAGTGTTTACGCAACATGTTGCCCAGGTTTTTCTTTGAGCAATCGAAATGCTCTAAAGGGATTAAAGCTTTGGAGGCCTTCCGAAAAGAATGGAATGAAAAGCTTGGATGTTATCGTGAGAAAAGCTTGCATGACTGGGCGTCTCACGCATCAAAAGCATTAATTTATTGTGCTGAAGCAGTTATCCGCACAACCAACGGGAACACAATGACGGCAGAACAATGGAATAACATGCGCAGGTCGTGGCTATGAATCAAATGGGCATCGTCGACTCTGACAGCAAAGTCGCCCAATTCTCGCAGTTCTTTTATGACGCGTATAGAACCTGGGGAGTTTTTTACGCAGCAGCATACAGGGATTTGCGTGCCTACGCCGGGGAGAACTGGACTAATGCCGAAAAGTGCAAGCTCCAGAAGCAAAATCGAATGATTTTAGAGCTGAACAAGATTCGGCGCGTTGTAAATTTGTATTCTGGCTACGAAAGGGAAAACAGGACAGCTACAGTATGCGCTCCAATAGAGTCTTCGGACACAGAAACGGCCGATCAGATTTCCGATGTTTTGTATTATGTCTATGACAAGTGCAATGCCGACTATATTATTTCAGAAGCATTCGAGCATGCGTTAAAAACGGGACTAGCGATCATTGGGCTGTACATTGACTATTCAAGGGATAAAATCAATGGTGACATCCGGATGTACTGGAAGCCATTCAATTCGCTGATGCTGGATCCATACTTTACAAAAAGGGACTTGTCCGACTGTGACCAAGCCTCTACGCGTGATTTGCTTTCTAAAGAGCAGATAAAATCCATTTTGCCGTGGATCGAGTCAGCAATTATTGACGCCCTGCCGACTGGTATCAGAGACAATAAATACCAGTATCTTGGAATTTATCGGCAATATAACAGCACATATATTGAAAAAAACCTGTGCACATACGATCAATACTGGAAACGCGTAACTAAGCAGCAGTGGTACCTCATTGACATGGAAACGGGGATTTCCGAGGAGTGGAATGGGGATGCGGAAGCCGAGCGCCAGATGAAAAAAGATATAGTTGAAATTCCGCGCCTTGAGTTTATGCGTCTGTACAAGCGAACCATCGAATTGAATATTATTGTTTCTGGACATCTTGTTTATGAAGGCCCCGACCCAACATCGCTAGATAATTTTCCATTTGTCCCGGTGTTGATGTATCACGAGCCGCTTATCGACTCCTTCGAGCTGAAGATCCAAGGGATAGTGCGTTCTATCATTGATGCCCAGAAACAATATAACCGCCGCCACTCTCAAATCATCGATCTCATGGAATCGATAATTAACACGGGATGGATCACTAAAAACGGGGCTGTCTTAGACCCGAACATGTTAATGCAAGCCGGCCAAGGCAAGCAAATCGTTGTAAATGAAGGCTACGATGTCAATGCAGATATTAGAGAAGTGTCACCACCAAATATCCCCCCTGGATATCTACAATATCAAGACATCATGGATAAAAACATTTTGGAAATCCCGGGTGCTTCTGACGAGCTTCTTGGCATTAGTAGCGTTGGTGACAGCCAAGTGTCAGGAAAACTCGCAGAAGTGCGAGCCTCAAATGGCCTTAAAGGAAACAGAGGGATATTCGACAATCTTGAGCAGACAAAAAAATACCTAGGGAAACTTGTAATTGAAGCGATACAAAAGAATTACACTCCTGGGAAAATAGCTCGAATTATTGGGAAGCAGCCGACAGAGGAGTTCTTCTCTGGTCAGTTTGAAGAATATGATTGTGCAATCAAGCAAGCGGTAAAAACATCAACACAGCGCGAAGCGTACTACTACCAGCTTTTGCAATTAATCCAGATGGGTGCGCCAATTCCTTGGGATGCCGTCCTTGAAGTCGCGCCGTTGCAAGGGGCAACAAAGATTCACGAGATGTTGAGGCAACAACAAGAACAACAGCAAAAAGCTGCCGCACAAGAAGAAGAATTGATTCAGATGAAAAAAATGTTGGACATGGCCTCTGTAAATCAATCGAATGCCTTGTCGGAAGAGCGTAGAGCCAGAGTTCTTGCGGATATCGGCTTGGCAAAAGAGCGCGAATCCGAAGTTGTGCAAAATCACGCAAAAGCGTTTTTGGACAATGCAAAGACAATCGCCGAAATCGAAGACATCCCCCGGAGACGGCTTCAAGATGTTTTGTCAATGTCGGCAAATTTACGGAAAGAAGAGAGAGAAGAATCAGAAGCCGCGCTGAAAAAAGACATGGAAAAAGCACAAGCGTTGAAACAGTAACAAGGAGAAGTAATGGGAAAAGGAACCGCATCGTCTAATAAAATGATGCCCCGTATGTCTACATATGGTGGACAAAACAACCCTGGGTATCACCCTCCAACGGGTTCCTCGGGGGCAAAAATGCATGGCGAATATAGCACAAAAGGCAATCCATTAAGCACGCCAAAAAAAGGCTCGCAGATCGGCCCAGGCTATGGTAACGCAGACGCAATGAAAGCACAAAGTGCTATCCGAGCGCAAGCGGCAAAGGAATCTTTAAGAGGGATGCCGTCGTGATCCACCTTTCCTTGAAGGCCCGTCTTGATCAGCATGTTTCCGCTCGCGAGGGAATAACAGCCAAATTCAACACGGATTTGGAATATCTGTTAAGTGCGAACGGGCATAAAGAGAGATATTGGATTTTAGGGAAGGTGAATACTAAGCAAAGCAAAGGGAAGACACTCGTCACGCCTTTTCTTCAGGCCTGTGACGAAAAACCGGGCCTAGTGAAAGAAAGTTTCGTTTATGAAGTAGATAATAAGCGAGGAGTTAAAACATTGCTGTGGGTAATGCACCCAGGAGATGTTTTATCTTTCCCCACATTGGGTAAATCTATCAGCGTCGCCGGCTGAAAACGGGCTATAATCTTACAGTCAAAGTAATGGCTGGAAACAGGGAGTAGTATGTCAGAAGAAGAAAACGTTCCAGAAGTTGCCTCCGAACCGATGGACGCGCAAGATGAAATACAAGAAGAGCAAAAAATGGTGCCTTTAGCGGCACTTCAAGCCGAGCGAAGAAAGCGTCAAGAGTATGAAACCAGAAATCGAGTATACGAAGAGATTCTTTCTCAGCGAAAGCAAGAAGAGCCCGAAGAGCCAGAAGATCCCGATGCGCTGTTAACAACAGCCGCATATCGGCAAGAAAAAGAGTTAAGTCGCCGTGAGATTCTTGAACAAGTCTATCAAGACATGAACCCTCAGGCGATGGAGAAAATAAACACATATTTAAAACCGATCTTAGACAAGAAGCCTTGGCTTGCTGGGACGCTAGATAATGCTGTAAACAGGCTTGCCCGTGCCAATGAAATTGTTGATGACTACATCCATCTTGTTAACGATGGAGGAAAAAGGGCTTCGGCGAATGACGCGGCTAGAATCGTTGAAAATTCGCGTAAGCCCAGATCTCCAACAGAAACCGGTAAATCCGCACAACCAACGGGTTTGGAATACTTAAAAAGTATCCAAGGGAAGAAAGAGTTTAGAGAGTATCGTGCGAACTTGCTGAAAAGGTAGGCATATTTTTTTTGCCTCGATTGTCAAAAGATTTCTCGAAAAATGGAGAAATGAATGGCCGCAGGCACAACAACAACCACGCAGATTGACCCAGAAGTTAATTTGTACTTTGACAATATTTTGCTGGACAGGCACCAGCCATACTATGTTTACGGGTATTTTGCGCAAGAAAGACGCATACCGCAAAAAAACAGCAAGAACTTTATTTCGCGCCGTTATGACAATTTGTCAGACGCGTTAACCCCGCTGGTCGAAGGCGTCACACCTAGCTATGAGCAAGTGTCGAAATTCGATATTACTGGGGTGGTGTCGCAATACGGTAAAGTTGTTGGGCTGACTGATGACGTCCTGCTGTTAGTACAGGATTCTACAGCAAACGAAATCGCGGACATGTTAGCGCAAAACATGGCGTCCACTTATGACACCATCATTCGCAACATGCTTGTCGCCACTAGCTCACAGATTGATTCGTTAAACGGAGTTAATGGGAACGCTATAACGGAGCTCACCACAACAGACTTAGAATTAGCTGTTGATTACCTGGTTGCAAATAACGGCAAGAAAATGTCGCCAAATCAAGAGGGGACAAACGCATTTGGTACAGCCCCTGTTTGGGCGGCCTATTGGATGGTTGCATCTTCTGATTTAAGGACCGACTTTAAAAATTTATCAAATTTCTTACCCACAGCTGATTATCCAAGGCAACAATCAGTTTTGGAGGCAGAGCTTGGGTCGATGGATGAGGTCAGGGTATTACTGACTACCCAAGGTTACAAGGACACAAGTGTTGCCCCTGCGGTTTATTCCAATATCCTGTTGGCGGCAAACGCGTATGGCTGTGTTAAGATTGACGATCAGTCGATGGAAATGATCATAAAGCCGTTGGGTTCTGGGGAAGATCCACTGAATCAAAGGCAAACAATGGGTTGGAAGGGCCGCCTTGGAACCCTTCTTCTTGATGACAGTTGGGCAATTAATCTTCGCAGCACAAAAGGGTAGGTGATAAAATGGTAGCATCAATAGGGACATCAGCAAATATTTATAGTGGTTTGCGCGAGCTTAGTAATGTGACAAACACATATGGTGGCTATCTGCAATCCGCAGGAGTGGCATATAACTTGATTTTACCCTGGCAGGCAGACAAGCTACAGTGGTGGAATTACACAAAATGGGCAACTAATACCCAGAATCTAAATGGTGTTTGGTTTAGGGATTTCCCGGCTGGAGATGCCTTAATCATTGACCGAGGCACAACAACTTTGACATCTACGCTAGAGGCGACTAATGGTGTAACTGTTGCAAATACTGCTGGTGGATTTGCAGATGAGCACGTGACGATTACGGGTATTTCTACCGCAGGGCCCGCAGTCGTTACGGCGTCAGGGCATGGATTGGCCGATGATGATCGTGTAGTAATAACAAAGGTGATTGGGACGATGGCTGCCGAGGTCAACAATAAAACTTTTGTTGTTGATGTCTTATCCAGCAGCACGTTTGCTTTATATGATACCGCGGGAAATGCGATTACAACGGTTGGCTCTTATAGTTCTTCGGGGCAAATAAATAAAACGGGCCCAAGCCTTGGGGTGGTTAATGCCCCAGTGTCATATATTTTGACTCTTGGGACGGCTGTAATGGGCAACGACAATGACGTCATCTATTTTGAAGCAACAAAGATGAATGCGTATTTCAATCTAGGCGACATAACTTAATAACAGGGTGGGGGAGACCCCATCCACAAAAAGGAGAAGTATGCAAAAACTTAAAAAAAGCAATGACGATGCCGTAAGAGAGGCGGCAATGTTACGAGGTGCTGTTGATCCACATCAAGAGCAGCATGTTCCTTTTGATTTTGACAGCTTTCAATTCAATACCATTGAAGATTTTGATGTTTACAATGATCATGTGCGTAAACACAACCGTTTTTGCCTGCATGAAAGGAACAAAATGAGGGTTAAAATTCCTGATGAAAGCTTTCACAAAAAAGTTAAGATAAAATTTAATCGATTTGAGCAGAGAGAGAATGTGCTTAAAGTGCGCATCAGAAATAAAGAGATTGATTGGACAGGGCAATTAAAGCCTGGTGGGACATACGAGCTCCCGATTCCAGTCGTCAAGTTTTTAAACGCTCTTGCAATACCAATCTTTGAAGAGGTCAAAATAAGTCATGGTGATGCAGTGCACACAGAAACAAAACAAACGGGTGAAATCCCACGGTTTTCTTGCAGCGTAATCGATTTTTAATGTTGGGGATTGAAAAATGACTGGCCCAATACTCACGCAGCCAAATTCCAGCATTTTAAGCATTTTGAGAAACGTTACGGGGCGGGTTGACAACAGCGATCCATCGTTTACAGATGCCATCATGTACGACTATCTAAACGCATTTTTACAACAAGAACATCCCCATGAAGTGCAGCTTTTTGAAAATCGGACATGGTGGGACTTTTCAATCGACGAGACAACGGACGACCCACTTCCTGTCGATCTTGATGCCTTAGGATATGCATCAATCAATTCACCCGCATACGTGAGCACGGTTTCTCCGGACATAAACACATTTAGAATGTGTTGGTATGAAAACCCATCAGACTTTTACGCGAGATGGCCATACAACACGACATTTACCCCGCAAATCCCGTTATTTGTGTTGTATTATGATAACACCTTGACGTTTCGAGGACCTCCTGACCAAACTTATAACATTAGGTTAGCCGCTTATAACATTGATTATTCATTTGCTGGAGGGACAATCAGCACTCCAGAGAACTCGACTCTCAACAGTGTACCAAGGGCTTATTTAACCCGTTATCTTGCTTACGGTGCAGCCTTAGACATCCTCAGTGATTATGGAGAGATGGACAAGTACAGCGAAGTTTATCAAGTCTATCGTCGTTATCGGGCCCAGGTGACTGCAAAAACATGGAATCAGCTGCAAAGCCAAAGAATAGAACCACAATTTTAAGGAAACCATGACATACAATGCAAACATCCCTTTAAGCAGTGATTCGCCGTCGCTGTTTCCGGTACAATCGCAATCTAATTTTAATCGTCTGCAAACTTTGATCTCTGCTGACCACAAATTTAATCTGACGGCTGCTGCAGATGACGGATATCACAATTTGGTGCATTTAACCGAACAAGCCCCTACTGGCGTTTTGGCTGCTGTTGGGCGGCTATACGCAAAAACATCGGCCTCAAGAGTCCATTTACATTATATGGACGACCAGGCGCAAGAATATCAGATAACCCCAACAATGCCAATTCGTGCCGCGGTTAATTTTGATGGGAGTGGTGGTGCTGTCATCAGGAGCCAGTTTAATGTTTCATCGGTTGTTCATGATTTTCTAGGCAAATACACCATTACCTTTACAACTCCAATGCCAGATAATAATTATATTGTGTCTGGAATAGGCATGCGTGGGGCTGGTGAGCGGGGTTATTTAATCGTTGAAGGTAGCGCAACCTATGGGAATTCCGTATCTACAAATTTTGTGAAAATCACATGTATCAATGATAAAGGAGACCCTAAAGACGCGAAAATGATCAATATAATGATTTTGAGTGCAACATGACATACCAGCCCTTTGCGATATCTCGATACAAAACGGGTTTAGATGCTGAAGTCCAGCCTTGGCTTTTGCCTGATGATGCATTTGTTGAGCTTTTGGATGGGTTTGTTGACCGAGGCGTAACAAGAAAAAGGAGGGGTTACTCAGGGTTTGCGACCGGGGCGAAATCCACAGCCACAGAAAGTCGGATGGTACATCAAATTGCTCTAGGGTATAGCGTTTCTGGAGACATAGACGGCGTTAATAAGACCTATACAATCTCTATAATCCCACCCATAGTGCCAACGACACTAACAATCACCGGGTCAAATCCTGTTCAAGTTATGGTTGACGATGGCTTAGGGGCTTTTACTGGTGCGGGAACCGGAACGGTAAATTATGTCACTGGAGCAGTTTCGATAACTTTCACGGCTGCTCCCGTTGCATTGTCTACAATAACATTAGTGTATTCTAATTTTTCTATCGGGACTGGAAGCGCTTCTTACGGCCCTGTCACGCTGACTAATCTCCCGGTTAGGAGGGGGACTGTTGTTATAACCTCTGGGGCTCAAGTCTTAACCGATGATGGAGTTGGGGGGTTTACTGGGGATGGGACAGGAGCCATTGACTACACAACGGGAGCCGTTAGCGTAAACTTCAATGTTGCAATTGTGTTAGGCGTGATAATAACGGTTTCATACGACTATCACCAAGGGCTTCCCGTGATGGGGGTCATGAATTTTTACCCATCTAACAATGTCCGGCAATTGATTGTTGCTGATACGACTTACGTTAATCGATATAACCCCAACACTGACATTTTAGAGGACATCAGCACGACAACATATAACGGGGGGGCCTCTGATTTTTGGTCGTGGGTTAATTATGAGGATAATGCAAGCGCCCCGCGACTGCTATTTTGCAATGGTGTTGTAGGGGACGTAATCCAAGCTTATGATGGCACGACAATTGCAAATTATGCCTTAACCTTTGCTGGAGGCACATTAAACGCCAGGCAGATGTTTAATATTCGAGATCGCCTTGTCTTATTCCAGACAATTGAGGCCGGAGTTCTAAAGCCCAGAAGAATCAGGATTTCTGGCACAGGAGCCAACGTAGATGTTTTTGACAATACCGCAACGGGCGCCGGCTTCATAGATATTCCCGATAATACGTGGTTTTTTGGTGCTGCCTTTAATCGAGATGATGTCCTGTTTTTTACGGAGTCGTCTACGTGGATGTTAAAATACACCGGCAATGATGTGACGCCATTTATTCTGGAAAAAATTGATGTCAGCAGGGGGTCGGCAGCGGCGTTCTCTGTTTTGTCGTATCTAAACAGAACGATAGCCGCCAGCCCACAAGGATTAATCATCAGTGACGGCTATAAAGTTGAGCGCATGGACAACACGCTGCCCAACTTTGCTTTTGAAAATATTGACACAGCGAACTTTGATCGTTGTTTTTCTGGATTTGTTGATCAAGACAGAGATGTTTACCTTATATATCCCTCACAAGGGGTAATAAAGCCTTCCGAGATAGGGGTTGCAGAGTCCGACAGGATTTTATCAATCAATTTTGAAGAAGATAATTATGCCATTTATCGAATCCCTTTATCGTGCATGGGTAACTTTAGACAAGACATATCGATATTATGGTCGGATTTAACAGCCGCAAATGGGTTCCCGAATTGGGACTCCCTCGCAGCAAAATACAGCAACTGGAATTCTTTTCCCTTTACCAAGGGGTCGCCAATATCAATAGGTGGAGGGCACAAGGGCGAGATTTGGAAGCTTGGAGAGACGGGCTCTGAAGATAATCCCCAAAAAATCAGAGCAATATCTAAAGTTGGCACAAATCATGTTCGGGTAACGACAGACTGGAATAATTACTCTGTTGGCGACTACATAGGATTTGAGGCGGTGGGGGGGATGACCCAGCTTTCTGACAAGCAAGCAGCAATCAGTTCGGTAGTGACCCCCTACCAAACTTTCGATGTGGAAATTGTTAATAACACGTTTAGCGCGTATACTTCTGGCGGGATTGCTTCTAAGACGATACCGTTTGAGGCACTAACCAAAAAGCTTAATCCGTGGGTAACATCCGATAAAAAGGTGAAATGTGGGTGGGTATATTTTTATGTCAGCACCGCAGAAACTTCGCTGACTGACGGTTCGGGTAATCTACAAAAAGCATTTTTAGAGATTGAGATGATCCGAGACGATATAGATTTAACATCGACAACTCTAAAAAAATATCTTGTGGACTGCACAAACCTAGATGGCTTTGTTGGATCTAAGAAATGGGTTAAAATATGGATTAACCAAACGGCTAGATTTTTGCAATTCCGCATGAAAAACAATCAGGCCGGCGCACAAATCAAAGTGCACGCTATGGTTTTAGGCCTACAACCGATAGGAAGGCTCGTATGACTTCGATTCCTTTAAAAAAGAATTTTGGTGGCGCAATTTCGAGCATTTCACCGGACTTAGCCCGGATTCTCGATGAAATGTATACAGATTTTGCAAACGCCATCAATGAAAAAAGAAAGACTCTTGTTTTAGATGGCTCAAATCCTCCCGCGTCTGCTCAAATTAACGAGGGCTTTTCGCTGGGAGACACGGCAATAAGACAAGACACAAATACAGCATGGATTTTAACGTCCCGAACAACCCCTCAGGCCGTTGTTTGGACAGCTATTTAAAGGAGATAAAATGTCAAATTATACAGGCGCCGCATCCGGGGCAATTTCAGGCGCTTCCGCTGGTGGATCTATAGCCGGGGTTCCCGGGGCCATTTTTGGCGGCTTATTTGGGGGCGTTAGTGGGCTATTTGGTGGAAAAAAGAAAAGAGCCCGAAAAGTATCGACTCTGGACAAAAACCAACAAGAGATAAACAACCAGCAATTCCAAGCGTTACAGGGGGAGGGTCCGCTTGCCGATCTCTATAACTATGATCCTGAAGCAGCCAACCGGGTATTCGATGAAACGATTGCTAACCCAGCATATCGGAAATATAAAGAAGACCTGGCCCCAAATATAACCGGCCAGTTCCGTAAAGAGGGCTTAATGAACAGCTCATACGCCGGGGATGCTTTAACAAAAATGGCCCGTGACATACAAGAGAGCCTTGATTCTCAAAGAAAATCATACCAATATGGGCAACAGAAAGACGCGCAAAACGCTAAAAGGCAAGCGGTTAATCAGTTCCAAGGCCAACAGAATTTTGCATATGACACAAGCGCGGGAAGCCAATCCGGATTTGACATCGACAAAGTACTAGAGTCAATACCACCAGAGGCCATAACACAACTGAAAGACTATTTTAGCAAAAAGAAACCTGGAACAGGAGGAGTCTAATGCCATCTCTACAGCAAGTAAATTTAACCGTTGATAAGCCTGAGCCTACGGGGGTAGAACAATTTTTCTCAAAATTGGGCGCAAATTACAAAGACAAAAAAGATCAAGTTGAAATTGGAAAACTCACTGAGGAATATAAGGCCAACCGAGGAAATGCGCATGCTTTAGAAGACTATTTTTTTAGCATCCAAAACTCAAACATAAGCCCATCGAAGCGTGTTGAAGCGATGAAAAACTTCAATGAGATGTCAAAGACGGTTATCCAAAAAGAAAAAAGCTTGAATGAGACGGCATCGAAAAAAGCCAAAGGAGAGCTAGATGTTCAACTTGCACACCAAAAGCTAGAAACAGCAAAACAGCAAACAGAAACGCAAAAATATAAAACGGAATCCGAAAAAAATAAAGCTAAGAAATCCATTTTAGAGAACGACCCAGAGAAAACAGAGGAGAGAATACAAGACTTAATGAATGTGTATGGGATGACAAGAGATCAAGCGAATGTTTACAATAATTCAGGGCGTGGAGTTCAAACAAAGATTACAGATAAGATATTTGAAACTAAAGAAAGAGGCACGCCTTTAGTTGGCAATCTGACTCAAGAGGAAAAGAAAGTCGTCTCTCCAGAAGAGATGGAGGCCGTAAGCAAGGGTGCGATCCCGACCCCCGAAGAAACCACATGGCCAGACATAAAAGGGATAGGACAGCAAACATTAAAAGAAAGTAACAGTACAAGAAACGAAAACATAAAAGGAAACTATAAGGCTTTAACTGAGGCTAAAAAAAACATAAAGACTTACGAGGCTTCAAAAATATTAACTAACAGTCTACAGAATTTAAATGACCGAAAAAATCTTCCAACGGGAATTGAAAAGTTTGTCTCTGTTGATCCTGAAACGGGAGCTTTGAGGCCTTTGTTTCAAATGTCAGGGCTGGCTACTGCTGACGTGGAGTTGTACTCTAAAAATATTGTACAGTTTTTGAAAGACGCAAAATCTCAATTCGGCGGGAATGTATCAAACTTTGAAACAAAAACATTTATAAAACAGATACCAACTTTAATGACAAGTGAAGCCGGGCGTAGATTAATACTTAAACAGATGGAGCTTGTTAATGAAGATACTCATGCGCACGACAAAATTTTATCTGATGGATTGAGATATTATGATACAGGAAACGCAAACTCGATTCAGATTGAAAAAATTGCCTATGAAAAATCTTCAGTCATAAAAAAAGGCCTCGAAGCCAAATTAAACGATGTTGTGGAAGCCTCTGAGTTTTTAACAGAAATGTCAAACAATGAAGGGAAATTTAAAGATACAGTTTTGATGCAAAAAGGTGGGAGATTTTCCGCTGTACGAAAGGCTGACATTGAAAAAGCAAAAGAAAAAGGCTGGGGAGAATACTGATGGGTACAATTCAAAACGAAAATGAAGACGGGTGGGAGCCTGCTCTGATTGAAAAAGACGCTTATTACAGAAAGGCAAAAAAGTCCCCCTCAAAAGACGTGTGGGATCCAGTCGAAATTGATCTGGAAGAATATTTAAATGAGAAGCAATCTCAAAATACAAGCGAGCCCCCAAAGGAATCGATACAGAACCCATCAGACGATGAAGATGATATTGTCGGAATTGATATGAGGGAATATTCCAAATCTAAAGAAAAAGACGCCACAACATGGTGGGATTTGGGAAGGGATATTCTTCTACAGCCGTCAAGAGGCGTAGCCCAGGCTTTTACATGGCCATTAGATATTGTTAAAGCCGTAATGACAGGCGAAGCTTTAACAGATATGGATGAGCTAGAAGCCGCATATGACAAGGCAGGGAAAAAATTCGATCGGGCCGAATACGAAAAAACAGTTAGAGAACAGGCCGACTATATTCCGACACAAGAGATGTTTGAAAACTTTATTGAAAAACAAGGCTTAGATCTTAATCCAAAAACAAAAATAGGCAAAGCGATCAATCAGATGTTTATGCTGATTGGGGTAGCTAAAGGGAAAGGCCTGGGCAAAGCAACTCTAGGGGGAGCCGCTGGGGCGGCAACCACCGCGGGATTAGAAGAGCTTGGGGCGAATGAAACGGCATCAAGAATTATTGGTGATGTTGTTGGCGGAGCAGTTCCTTCTATTAAAAAAACCCCAAGAATTTTGGATGCTGCCGCTCAAAGACTACAAGATATATCGGCCAAGCATGGTCTCCCTTTTTACGAGCACATGACAGAAAAAGCCATCCCGAAAAGCCCAAAAATTAACGAGTCGCGCAGGGTTGCATTAGAAAACGAACTTGGGATGAGCATTGATTCGGCGGTGGATGCGGTCGTAGAAGGGAATATGCCGTCCGCTTTAAAAAAAGCACAGGGGGCTGACCTGCAAGTGCTTGAGGATGCGGCTTTAATTCGGGCAGAGCAGGCTGCCCAGCAGAATAATGTTCCGATAGGGATGAACCAAGTTGGACGAGATATCGATTTGGAGATTGCCAGGATTAAAGCTCAATCTCCCTCTCCAAGCAATTCAGATAAGGTGGCCATAAAGATCTTAGAAGATGAGAAAGCAATGCTGAATCCTGCACAATCCGCAGCAGATCCAACAACCGAACAGCTAATAACACAAACCAGAAAATACAATGAAAACGTTAAAGGGGTTTATAAAAAACCTGAATTTACTGGCTCCGAAGAGGCGGCCACAAGAGCTTATGCTTTTTTAAACGAGTCAATTAGAAATACATTAGAGGCTCAAACAACGCCAGAGGTCGTTGCAGCACATAGGGCCTATAATGAACTCTTTGGCCAAAATGCAGCTTTAAAAAAGGTTGAAGGCCTTTTAAGCAAAGCGAGTGTGGACGGGAATTATGACCCCAAAAAAATAAATAAGCTTTTAAATTCTAGTCAAGGGCAAATGGTCAAAAGAGAGCTTGGGAAGCAAGGCGTCGAGGATTTGCGTGAAATTGCACAATACGGAGAACGCGCTAAAAAGGGCACTGAGCAATTTGCAAAATCTGGCCGGGGCTCTCTAAATCTTGGTGCATGGGGACAATTAGCGCCAATAATTCTTTCTAAGGCTCCAGGGAAAAAAGCGTTTTTTGCTGTTAAGCCCATTCGGGACTGGACGCAAGGGTATTTGCTGACGAATCCAGCGACTCGCACAACATACAAAAACATCTTGAAGAATGCTGCGCAGGGGTCTTTTAAAAACATGGCTGCCGACTTCTCCAAGCTGGAAAAAACCATTGAAAAAAGTTTCGGGAGTGTGGAAGAGTTCTTTAAGTCTGCTCAATCTCAACTAGAGATATGGGATGGAGAGGATTAGATTTGCTCCTGTTAAATTGTGGGGGATTACTTCCCCCACACCCTGAACAACAAAAAAAACAACTCCTAAGCAACCTCTAAGCTTCCTGTGCGGAAGTGAAAAATGTGCTGAAAACTACATGTTCTAACTTCTAAGCTTCCTGTGCGGAAGTGAAAAAAATAAAGACTCACAATTTCTAAGCTTCCTGTACGGAAGTTAACCGGTCTATGCTTACTGTTCGAGAGATAAGCACCTTTATAACCTCATAATCTCAAAAATCAAGATCACATGCAACCTAAATGAATTTATATACGTTTTTTTCAGGATGTGGTATTGTAAAGAAAAAACTTTAATCCAGGGGGAAAAGTGGCTCGCTCCTCGTCTACAATGCAGTGCAAAGGGGTTAAGGCTTATGGGGTTCAAAGTCCACAAGTTGCAGCGCGCGACCCGATAACTAGATGTTTCGGCCCTCACGATAGAAGTTGAGCTCACAACCTGTTTACAACCAGAAGTGACAGCTCATGGATCATTAACTAGGAGAAAATATGTCAGCAAAAAAAGTTAAGTTCGACACCTTGAGGTCTATAGCTTTTGGGTCGATTTCCGGGACTTACGCGGCTCTTGGAGGCCCCTTAAGTGTAAATAGTCGGATTATGTGTTTAACCAACAAAACACAAGGCGATATTATCGTTTCGATAGACAGCTCAAACGCTGATGGGAACTTATTTATTCCGGCAGGATCTTTTAAGCTTTTTGACTTTACCGCCAATTTGGTGCCAGGAAAAGATGACTCCTATGTTTTAGAAATTGGCACGCAATTTTATGTAAAACAAGTCACAGCTCCAACCAGTGGGTCAGTCTATCTAGAGGTTTTATATGCATGAAAAACATAAAATACAAAAGGCATTCGAGAATATTCCGTCTCAAGAGTCTGTAAATTGCACGGATCTGCTCCATCGGATTAATCAAGAAGTGCAAGAGCTAAAGAGAAAAGTTAGCGACCTATCACTAGAGAACCGCAGATTAAAAGCGATGTTTTCACAAGAAGATAGCGCTATTCGCACGGCGTTTTGCAATTTTCAAGAGATGGTAGGAAAAAGCGTTAAATCTTATAGTCAAAGCACTGGCGATAATACGACTAGAATTAATGATCTGGAAAAACATTTTACAGCGCAGATAAATGCGATTTACAGTAATTATGTTCACAGGATTGACCATGATTTTATTCAAGATAAAACAGGCAGTTCATTAGATCACATTGGTAAATACTTAGAGGTAATATCAAAAGATTTAAACAAAAAAACTCTAGAATTAAAATTGCTGTTCCAAGAAGAAATAGACAATATCAACAAGAAGATTAATGAGGAGCCAATTAAAAAAGACCCGGAAATTGAAATAATTAATGAAAAACTGTGCTCATTACGGGTTAATTTTCTTGGGAATATAAGGGAAATCGAAACCTGTAAAAAAAAAGCGGACTATTCACAAAAGCAATTTGAATATCTAAATAACATCCTAAAAAAACATATCGGGGAATAAATATGAGTCAAGCCGGTGATATAGATGTTATAGGAAGCAACCCCAATATACCAACAACGTTTATAGCAGATTCGGGAAGCGCTGTCCCAATACTAAATACGTTAGATTTTCTAGCGACTTCTGTAATCGCATCATCTATCCCGATTCAAACCACAGCCTCAGGAAATACGGTTATAGTTGAAGCCCAGTTATCTAGCGCTGTTGCTGCTACTGATGTTACTCAAAGTGGCCTTTCTCATTTTGATTCATCGTCATTCGGTGTTGACGCAAACGGTTTTGTAACTCTTGTTGGGGGGGGGGCTTCCAACGTTGAAACATTAACAGGAAACACCGGTGGCGCAATCGCTCCTGTTGCAAATAATATAGACATTGTCACAGATAACACAACTGTGGTTTTTGCCGGCTCTTCAGGCACATTAACACAAGATTTTGGCTTATCAAATTTAATGCTGGGGAGTTCTGGATCCGCAATAACATCGGGCACCACTAACGTTTGCCTGGGGCTTGGAGCTGGAGATGCGATAGATAGTGGACAGAGTAACGTTTATGTTGGTTACAATGCGGGGCTGGCAACCACAACGTTTATCGGAAATACGGGTGTTGGCTTTAATTCGTTAATGAGTGCAACCGGAGGAGGAATTACAAATACAGCCGTTGGGTATGCCTCTCTCTCATCGCTAGTAACGGGGCAGAATAATACGTGTATAGGTTCTGCTGCCGGCTCTTCATATTCCGGATCCGAAACTTCTAATATATGTATAAATAACTATGGTTTCGTCGGGGAGTCCTATAAAATCCGTATTGGCATAACACCCACAGGGCTAGATCCGTACACAACATATTTAGCAGGGGATCTAAATACGTATTCCGGTAGAGTTGTAAAAACTACTGGACTATTAACGTACCCCTACACTACCAAAAAAACTGATTATGTTATATTAGTAGCCACCTCGGCACCCAGGACTATTAATCTCATTGCGTCCCCGGATACAGGAAGGACATACAGGATTAAAGACTATGTCGGGTCGGCCTCTACAAACAATATAACAATAACCCCGGCAGCAGGCACTATCGACGGGGCAGCTTCATACGTGATTGCCTCTAATTACGGGGCTATCGATGTTATTTATAACGGAACTTCTTGGGGGATACACTAATGGCATATAAAGACTACTCGGTTGCATATTCTCATATTGTTGACGCTGGGGGGCATGGAGACTTTCTGACACTCGGTTCGGCAATTACAGCTGCTACAGCAGGACAGAGCATTTTTATTAGGCCGGGCACGTACACTGAAAACATTACAATGAAAAGCGGAGTGAACTTATCGGGTCTTAATTATAAAAGCGGTTCAGGAGAACAAACTAAAATCAAGGGGAACCTAATCGACAATGGGGTTGTAGCAAACGTCACTATTACTAATATATGTCTTGAAACTAACGGAGCAGCATTACTAACTCTAACAGCATCGGGCAGTACAATAACATTAAATGGATGCAATATTAATTGTGTGAACGCTTCAGGTATGGCTATTTCGGTGGGGGCTAGCGTCTATTCGTCTAATTGTGGTGGAGACTTAGGCACGACGGGTATTAGCTATTGCTCCGGGGCTGGGACATGGAGAGACATCAACGGATACTATACAAATTCGGGAAGCTCATTAACAGCAACGAGCATGTCGGGGTCGATGAATTTTCAGGGTACGTTTTTCTCGGCTCCCGTAGCTACAAATGGAGCGGGAATTTTCTCTTTTAATACAGGGACGGTAATTGACACCTCACTCATTAACACGGCAGCAATAACGACAGCAGGCACGGGCGGCTCTTTTATCAGCAACAGTTTAGTGAGGTCGGGAACTGCTTCGGCATTCTCTGTGGGCTCTGGAACTACTGTAGGCGTATATATGACTACAATTATCAGCAGTAATGCAAACGCAATAACGGGCGCAGGAACTTTGCAGTATGGTAATATAACATTTGCAGGCACCTCCTCAACCATTAACACAACAACACTTACGGGCGTCTACAGCAATATCGGCAAATACGTGGCTACAAAACAACCAGCATTTTTAGCCACGTCTACATCAACGCAAGCAAATGTGACGGGTAACGGAACAACCTATACTGTGCAATTTCCGACAGAAATCTACGACCAAGACAATAATTTTAACGCTGTTTCGACATTTACGGCCCCTGTTACCGGACGTTATTTAATTTCTGGAGTTGTTTGTGTTAGTGGTTGGTCAGGATCAACAAACGGTGAGCTAAAAATAGCAGCTAGCAACCGGACTTTTATCGGAAATTCTAGAGCTATTAATACCCAGTTGGAATCAAACGCTTTTATGCATTTGCCGTTTAGCACATACATGGACATGGATTCAGCCGACACAGTGACAATAACTGTGAATCTAGGTGGTGGGACAAAAGTAGCGGACATAACAACGGCTAACGGCTGGACAAATCTTGGAATATCATTAATCTGCTAAAACAAAAAAAAGGTGAACATGAAAACCGAAAGCAAAAAACTTGAGAATGGAGACCTGGCTATTACATTGATTTTTGATGCGCATGATCAGATATGTTTGGATCATGACTTGCTCAGTATTCAGGATTGGTTTTTTCAAGGCCCGTCACAAGGGAAAATCGACCAGTGCAAAAAACGAATGATTGAACAGCATAAAAAAGATCTTTTGGAGTGTGATGAATTCCAAAAAAAAACGATGGCGGAAGTCAATGAGATTCTGAAAGACGAAAAGAAAACATGCGAAATGATTACATCTCTTTCTGTGTATAAAAATAGATTACAAAGGGAAATCAGTGACATCAGGACTTAGCCCAAATACACCCAATAAATACGTTGGCCCAAATGTAGCAAATTGCGTTGTTGTTAGTCGTAACAGAGCCCCTTTAAGCACAGATTATCGGCAGCCAGAAACGGGCAAGCTTTATGCAAAAAACACGCTGTGGAATGTTTCAAAAGACCCAACAACTGGAGATGAAGGTGATTCTTGGTATCTATCTAAAATCGTTGCAAATGTAGCCTACTGGGTACAAATAGGTGATAGCAGTGGTGATTTATATGCTAAGACGATTACGGGAGATGATTCGATTGCATTGCCTCCGGACATGGAAAATTGGAATATCTACGGCCAACAAAACGGGTCAATTCCAGTTATGCAAACAATTGGTTCGGGATCAACTCTATCTATTGAGGATCGGACATCAACAACCGCATTTGTTGTTGACCCCTCTAGCACGGTTGGATTGCGTGGAACATACAGCACCATACAAGCGGCTATTAATGCGGCTGTGTCTGGTCAGACAATTTTCATTAAATCTGGCACATACACGGAGAATTTAACACTCAAAGCTGGGGTTAATCTTGTTTCATATGACGGGGGGTACACTCCCAATGTGACAATTGCCGGAAAGTGTTCTTTTTCTTCGTCTGGTGTCGTCACTTTGTCTAATTTGCGTCTACAGACTAACGGAGATTATTCAATATCTGTGACCGGTTCGGTCTCTTCTCGATTATTCATCGTAAATTGCTATTTAGATTGCCTTGATTTTACGCATATTCAGCTTGCCTCTACGGGTTCTTCTCCTTCAATACGTGTAATTAATTCCTGGCTTAACACTCAGACGTTGTCATATGGAGTTTTTGCGGTTACTGGAACTGCTTCACTAACATTTTTCGGGGTTAACGCTTTAGAAAACTCAAACACAACCGTGCAAAGCACATTTGCTTCTTCTAATACGCTGATTATCCGATGGTCATCCATCCGTTTTCCAATTACAACCTCGGGAACGGGGAGAATTTCTGCGGATCATGTAGAATTTAACACCTACGAAAATAACCGACAATCCCTAACCATTGGCGCAACCTCTGGAACCAACAATAATTATCTGCGAAATTGCACGGTAATATCTGGAACCGCTGTAGCAATTACCGTTACCTCAAATCTGTACATTAACAGCTCGGGAATATATTCAGAAAATTCTATCCCAATCGATGGGAATGGTACTTTAGTCTATACAAATATTGGGTTTATGTATGACAATCCGCTTTTGCCAGCGACACCCCTCACTTTAGATAGGCGTTCCGTTGATAATGGGAAGATTTTTGGTAATTTCTCTGGGTCAACAATTACCGCTGGGTATCTAGGAGAATACATATCTTCGTTTATCCCTTATAATGGATCTACCGTTGCGTTAACAACAGCTACCGCGGTTGATGTAACATCTATAGTGCTAACTCCTGGGAATTGGGATGTTACCGGGATTGTTATGTTCTCGGGGTTGACGACTACAACACATCAAATTGGGTCGATTGGCGTAACAAGTGCCACAATAGCAAATTCCACATACGGTAATCAAACAGTCGCAACAACGTTCACAAATAGCGGCGCAACGGATATCGGGATTACAATCCCCTCATATAGAGTAAGGGTCACCGTGGCAAATGGAACAAAAACACTATATTTAAGGGCTGAAGCGGCTTTTACCGCCAGCTCATCGCCGAATACATACGGAAGAATATCTGCAACAAGGGTGAATTAAGCCATTCATCTAACCTCTATGCATCGGTATTTTTTTCTCCAAGATATAAATTCTTCGTTTTTTTTGATATGAAGACCATCCCAGCCAAACGGGGTTAACCACCCCGTTTTTATATTTCCGTTTTTAGATTTTAAAAAAACTAGCGCGTATTCACTTGGGGTTTTTTCTTTTAATTCTGTCCAAGCTGGTTGTTTTTTTGCCTTTTTTATTTTTCCTGATGGGCTAATAACATATTCTGCCATCATAATGTTGTTGGCAGGGTTAATGTCCCGTCAACGTCAGCATCTGTTTGTGGACTTGAGTCAACGATATCATTTGCTTCTCCAGAAGTCATTACATTCTGAAAGCTTAAAGTGCATCCAGACAAAATTGTCATCCCCAAAAACAGCATCACAAGCATACAAAAAAACACACATAAAATAGATATTGCCGTCTTTTTCATGTCACACATTTTTTTTCCTTTTGTTTTTCCATGATTCATATTTTTGCACGATATCTTTCTCGCCTAAAAACTTTTTAACCGTCTCTTCTTTAGTCCAGTCAAAATGATTTTTAACCGTATCGAAATATTCCATAAATTCCGAGTGATCAGAAGCTTTAATCTTCCCAAGTAGCTCCGATATTTGATCTTCATAAACACATATAACAGGGGGGATTGGGGCTACTTCAACATACGCCTCTTCATTTATCAATTGCCTAATTTCTCCTTCTACGTAACAGCCTCCAATAATATCAGGGGCAATCTGTCTCGCTAGCCTAGAAATAGCCCTGGCAAAACACATATCTTTCGGAAATTTCGTCCATCCACCGCCTGATTTTACAAGCCCCGCCCGTTGTGCATCTTGTATTGTATACGAGACTGTTGCCAGATCCTGAGAATCTGAGCGCGACCCCGTTAAAGTGCATTTTTCATCCGTGCTTTCACGAATTACAATTTTTATGCCAGCTCGACGCATCAATGCATTCATCAATCGAGCCGAAATCTCTAATTTTCCCTGGATGTTAGCAATTCCTCCATTTAATGCTAACATCGGCGGAATCCCTAGCTCTCTTGCTGCTAAAATCGTCATCATAATCCCGGCTTGATCTCCGTAATTACGATACATTTTGCTTTCTGCGGCTTGCTTTGCAATAGTCGTAAAAACCTGCATTTCGTGCTCTGTTGGAAGAGCCGTTTTTAACGCGTTAACCGACAGTTCTTGTGTCTCTTTAACTGCAATTTGATTTTCCATTTTTCCCCTTGTAGAAATGGTTCCATGTGGTCAAAACAGACAAAAAAAAGTCATCATCAACAGCATAGTGATATAATTTCGGTTCAGAGCCATCCTTCTTTAGATGCAAAAAAATAATGTCTCGGATGTCATAACCGGCCTGCTTTGCTAACATCGCATATGCACACCCTTGGGCTCTCCATGTTTTTGATTCCTGATAAGATGTTTTCAGGTCAACAACAGCAAAACCCTCCCCTATTTTTTCGATGCAATCAACTTTTCCCGTCAATTTTAGGCCATCATCCCAAAATCGCTCTTCGATCGAGATAATCTCATGCCCTTTTTCCCACCATAAATTAAATGAGTCAACATATTTACGGATTTCAGCATCAACCCCAATTTCTCCGAATCCTTGCATAATCCCTTCGCAAGCATCATGCGCTTTTTGCCCTCTTCTGGCGGCGTTATCCACGATGTCCTTGGGAACGGATGATAGACCGGAAAACGGATAAAGAACAGTTGATACTCTGACATAAAGAGCTTTTTCCTCATCAGAGCTCATGCAGCCCCCATTCTTTTGGACGCTTATAAAGCCCAATATCATCGTAAGACTTTACACAAGAATGCATTGCAAAAAATATCAAAAGAAAAACAGTCATTGCCGCTGAAAACAGCATGACAACAAGGATTACCTCGGATCTAGTTTCCATATTACCTCAAATTTAAAATTTAAAGTACCATTTCAAGCGCAGAATCACAAGCTTTTTTAAATTTTTTTTTGATTTTTAGAATGTGCGTGACAAAAAAACGGTGAAAACCGTAAGATATAATGAAAAAGGCCCAGACCGAAAAATCTGGACCTTATGGACTAAAAACGAAAAACACGAAAAATACGAAAAAGACAAAAACTTCGCCAGAAGTTACAACCATCTTACCGTGTTTTTCGTTTTTAGTCCATAGAAACAAACAAAGGAAAACATGGATTTATACGCAATTACCTCACAACAAGTTCTAGACCAGATTTCGAGACACTGTCCCGATGCAATTTCAGCTTATCTGCAATGCATAAATCGGGCGGATTCTTTTGGATCGGTGTATTTTTCTCGCGAAATGGTGCGAAATGACCTAAATTTAGGCTGGGCAAAATTCTGCAATCAGATCAAAAAATTGGCGTTAGAAAATCTTTTGGAATGGCACCACTTTGACGAGGGCATTTCTGTGACGCTGGCGGCTTTCGATGACGGGGAATAAAAAAGGAGCTCTTACGGATAAGAGCCCCAAGACAAAATATAGGCTGGAATCAATGGATGTAAATTCCGAAAAATACGAAAGGACATTCTATTCGAACCACAAAGACCCAAAGGGGGGGGGGCTCTATGAGTTCTAATCAAACAATACAAGAGACACGACTTTCCGTCAACGATGAATATAAAAATCCTGAGGATTCCGATTTTTCCCGGCATTTTAAGGGGTGCAGAAAAGTGCACCCCAGCAATGCGAACCCGATAAAAAAAATGGCGATAGGGGGGGGGGTCGTGTGGCG